CGTTTCCCAGGTGGTGTTGTCGACCGAGGTCTGCACCTGAACCTGCAACGAGGTGATGTTGTTGAAAGCCTCGGTGACGAGGATGGCGAGCGGCACATGAGCACTGCGGCCCACGTCCTTGTTGATCGGCGTGGTGCTGCCGAACGGCGTGCCCGATGCAATCAGATCGATGGTGTTGGTCGACGGAGCGTCGGCCGTGACCGCCTGCTGATCGCTGAGCAGAAGGGTGTTGTCGAAGATCATGGTTGTGTCCTCCTGTTCTCGTTACTGGACGCGGGTTTCGGTGAGCAGCAGGGAGTCGGTCTCGCGGATCGGCAGCCCGCGCCAGGTGCGAACCTCCTCGCCCTGGATCTCCATGCGGCTGAGCGTCAGCGCGTTGTTGAGGTTCGCGTTGGTTGCTTCGGCGTCGAGAGCCTGCATCATCTGCCGGTTCATGTAGATGACCGTGCGGCCGGCGCTCGGCTCGCCCGGCTTCTCCATCTTGTAGGAACGGCGACCCTGCAGCGCGTAGTAGGCCTGGCTCATCAGTTTGTTAAGCGAGACCGTACCCGCCTGCACGTCCGACACGTCGATGTTCGCGACGCGCGCGTTGTAGCGCCAGTCCTTGACCGTCAGGCCGATGTGCTGGCGGAAGATGCGCTCCAGCACATAGTACGGGTTCAGGTTGCCATCGAGGACGCGCTGCTTGCCCATGTCTTCGGTCTGCAGGCCGGCCGGGATGCTCTTGGGCACGATGACACTGGTCTGGGCATCGCCGTGCGTGACGAACGCGATCGACGTGTTGTCCGAGCCGGTGCCGCCGCCGTTGATGACGTTGGGGTTGGCAAGCGTGTTGTAGCGCGCGAACAGACCATGGAACTGCTTGGGGCTGACCGCTACGTTCGAGTACCAGATCGCGCTGCCGATGGTCTGCGAGAAGCTCTCCATGAAGGCGAGCGATTCCATGGCGCGCAGCTTGGCCGAATTCTCGGGCTCAAGATCGACCAGGCGCGTGTCGATCGCGTCCAGGCCTTCAAGGAAACCGGTCGTGTCTTCGACGCTGGTGTAGCCCGACTTGCTCTGCGGAATGCCCTGGTAAAGCGCGCCCCAGGTGACGGCAGGCAGGCCGGTGCGCATGGATACCATGTGCGACGAGCCCTTGTTCGCCTTGATGACGTTGGCGTCAGCGTAGAACGGTTCGAGTTGGTTGAGTACCTCGATGATGCCGCCTTCTGCCGTGTCACGAACGGCGGCGACATCGAGCAGGTTGAGGAACGTGTTGCCGATGATGGCCATGGGTTAAACCCCCTTTGCTTCAGATGGATAGAGCCGCTCGTGGAGAGGCTTGGGCGCAGTGGAATTGCCCGCATTCGCACGGACAAAGCCGTCCTCGGACAACATCTCGCCGACGGAGCGCATCAAGCGCACCATCTCGGGGTGATTGCCGAAGCCGGTTTCGGTGAGCAGCTTGCGGAAGTCCGAGCCCTCGGCATGGCCGAAGTGATCGAGAGCCTTCGCGGCAAGGTGCAGCGTTTCGTCGAGCTTGCCGCCGCCGATGTCGGGATCAGCCTTGGTCGCGGTGAGCCACTCGTTCTTCTGCTGGGCGCCGGCATCAGCCAACGACTGCAGGGTCTCGGTCGCCACCTTGTCACGGAACTGCGCAGCGACCGGCATCAGCTTATTGGCCTGCTCGTTCGAGAGATTCAGTTCCTTGAAGACGGGCTCGGCCATCTCGATCGCGGCGCCGTCAAGCTCCAGGCCTTCGTGCGCCAGCTCGTACTTCTCGGGCACGACATGCTCAGGCTCGGGCTCGGCAGCAGGCTCGGGCTCGCCGTCCTTCAGGTCTCCGCCGAGGAGCGACGTGTCCGCTTCACTCGTCGCAGCCTGATCAGCTTGGACGGCTTGCGTGTCGGCCGTGGTCGACTGTTCGGTGGTCGCGACATCGACCGGCGCATCACTCGTCGAGGGCGCTGTATCGGCTTGTGTCGTCATTTCGTCGGCCACGGGTCTTCTCCTTGGAGGGGTTCATCGCTGTCAGGATCACTGCATTGAGGGTCACGAGCGCATCAGGATCGGCGGTGCGAATGTCCTCAGGCTGACCCAGGTGAGCCATCTGCAGTATGTCGAACCCCAGACTGCGACGTCCCTCTGCAAAGCTGAGGTCACGCGGTGCTTGCCCATGAGCGGGACCGTCTTGGCTCAAGACGCCAGCGCGTTGAATCGCGGCGAACACGAACCGCTTGAACTCGGGCATGGTGAGCAGCAGTTCGAGTTCGGAAGGCGCCAGGTCCATCAGTTGCCCAGCAGCGTATCGAGAACCGGCTGACCGCCAACGTCAGTCTCGGAGAGCAGCCTCGCCGCGTCGGCACCCTGCTGCATCGCCGGCGCCATTGCCGCGGCTTGAGCCATCTGCTGCTGCTGCGCGCGTTGTGCGCGGATCTCTTCGACAACCTTCTTGTCGCGCTGAATGCGTCCGGTCACACCAAGGCGGTCGAAGTATTCGCGAACCGCCTCGTCCGTGTCGACGTTGTCCATCGCGTCAGCGGCAATTCCTGCCAGGTTACCCACCATCGCAAGGCCGCGCTCGATCTGGCCGACGCCGACGGCACGCTGCATCTGGGTCAGGATCGACACGAACTCGACGTCGATGCGTGCGCCGGGCATTTCGGCCAGTGTCGGTGGCGGCGGCGGGAGCAGGTTGCCGCGGGTCATGATGCTAAACACGCGGTCGATCACGATCTCAAGCTTCTCGTTGCTCACCCGCTCGATCACGGGGCCAAGCTGGGTCAGCTTCTCCTCGTTGCGGCTCGCGATCTCTTCCATGTTGCGAGGCTGGACGCCGCGCATGTTGGTGATGGCGTTGAACAGGTCGGCGAACGACAGACCATCGATCTGCGCCTTGCACTTGTCCGCTTCGGCACCGATCGCGGCGATGGCCTGATACGGCATCGCGTAGGCGGGCATTGCCGAGTAGCCATCGATTGAGCCCACGGAGCGCACAGCACCAGGCTCACCAGTCAGGCGGATGCCTTGCTTGACCAGCATCTCGGGCTTCACCAGTTTGTCGATCGCCTCGTTGCGGCGTTTGGACTGCATCTGCAGCTCGCGCAAAGCCGGCAGCGCTTCCATTCCAGGCGACACACCGTAGGTATCGCCGCCAACCACATCCCAGCGCGGCGCCCAGAACGGCTGCTCGTTGTAGCCACGCATGTCGATCACGCGGTCAGCGTCGTCGCCCTCGTACCAATAGATCGACCGCCATGGCTTGGAGCCGAAGCGCTGCGGGTTGTGATCGTGGTTCGGCTCGATCAGGTTATGATAAGTGAACACCTCGTCACCGCGCGCGCCGTTGTAGGCATCGCGGATCAGCTTGGGCGACTTGTCCTCACCAAACGTCTGCACGATCTGGCGCGCCGTCATGGAACATTCGCGCGCGAGCGTGTCTGGCACGAGCGCATCGGACAGGCCGATCCAGTATTCACCGGCTGTGAGGGAATGGCACACCGCGCCCTCGGACGGATGCTCGACCATCACGCACGCTTCGGTGCCGAACAGGCCCATCTCGCCGTATCCGGACTTCGCAGCGCCGTAGAAGTTGGTCTTGGCGAGGAACGAGTAGATCTGCTTATCGCATTCGGACAGCCACGCACGGACGCCTGGCTCGCTGTTCAGTTCCTCATCGCCCAGCTTGAGCGTGAACCACGGCCGCGAGGCAGAGGTGAGCCCCGAGGTCATGCCGTTGGTCAGCGTGCGGAACGCCTCGATGCCATGCGGATCGAACAGCTTGTTGTTGCGAATGCGGCGCTTCGTGCCCTTGTTCGTATCAGTGCCGAGGAAGCGCGAACGGGCCGGCTGTGCAAACCGCGCGATGTCGTTCCATTCCGCCTCGAAGTCGGTGCGGATGGACTTCAGTGCGGTGAGGCGCTGACTGCAATGTTCGCGCAGGGCCTTCATCAGCCGAGCGTCGGCTTGCCCGTGGCTGCAGGAGCGAGGACGCCTTGTGGTGAGGTCATCAGGCCAGCGATCAGTGCGCGGCGCCGGGTGTTGTTGTTCGCAGCGCCTTGAGGAGCGCCGCTATCCGGCAGCTTGGCAGCCTGGCGCTCTGGCATTGTCGGAACGTCGGGGGTGCTGCAGATGGTCGCCTCCTGTAATCAGGAGGCTTTTGCGCTCAGTCAGCCAGGGGTTGAATCGCGCACCCAGCGCACAGGCCCCAGTGTCGTGGTGCCAAAGTCGAAGACGCCCCAAGGCGTCGCGCGCAGGTCCGTCACGATGGTCGCCTCTGCCTCTCCGACTAATCCCAATCGCGAGAGGTGCGCAATGCGGCGGGTCTCGGTGCGGATCTCAGGTGGCAACAATGTTCTCACGATTGGCCAAGCGAAACATCTCATCCATCTGAGCGTCGACTTCGTAAGGTATGCCGTAGAGCGTGTTGATGGAGGTACTGGGATCACCAACCGAAACAGTCTGTCCGCTCACCTCATGCATCAACTGCGCTATTCCCTGCGACGAGAACTGCCAGCGCATTGTCTTCAGGTCTCGCCCATCAAGCATAGCCTGATGCCGCGCCTTTCGAGTGTCGTCGATTATGCCCACCCTCAAATCTCCTCATACCGATCACGCGGCCGCACCGTAGCAGGCGGGCACTCGGGCATCTGCGCGGCGCCGAACTGCTGGAACCGCCGTTGCAGCGCCGGCAGGTTGTTGCTGATCCAGGTGCGATCATAGCCGCGCTCCGGTAGTTTAGCGAGCCAGAGTTCAAACGCATCGTCAGTCAAGTTCGCCATACCTATTGCCCTCTCTGACGCTGGCCATCATCGCGTCATAGACCTCTTCCTTCAGTGTCGTCATGTTGGCCATGCAGCATGCGTCACCATCGTCAGGCGAGTGGCCGAGTAGCTTCTTCTGTTGCTCTTTCGGCATGATGAAGATCCCCGCAGGGCGCAGCTCCCAGCGATAGCTTGCCAGATCTTTGCGCAAGCGAGTGTCCATAGGCAGCGCGATCGGATTGGGGTTCGTCGGGTCCAGCTCCTCGCGCATTCGCCAGATGACCTCCGCCCGCTTGTTCGCGAACTTGAGCGTGCCGTCCTTCGACACTTCGCTCGATCCATTGGCGAAGTTGACCGGCACCACCTGGACGTTGTTGGCAGTCAGGAAGTTGCAGCACGACAGGCCCCACCCGATGACGTCAGCATGCACCACGGCACGATCGGTGCGGTTCTCGATGACCTT